CAAACCAGTCAGGTTCTCGAAGGACGCTTCGAATTCCTGGCGGAACGTGCGCGAATCAAGTTGAGCGCGGGCTGCTTCAACCTCTTGCTTACTGACGTTTCCTCCTTCAATCGTTGTATAGCTCCATCGTTGCCATTCGTTCGTTTCGTCCTCTGGGACATAACACCACAAGTCGTAAAACCAACTAGCTGTACCGTCTGGCGTCGAAATAAACAACGCCCAACCCTCCTTATCCGCTAATGCAGGTCGA